CTTTCTCAAATGGTTTGCTAAAAAATAATGTAGGCTTAGTTCCTTTTAAATAAATCGACCTTGTTATTAATTGTGCCGTCTGCTCAAAACTCATAAACTTTCCATTCTCTCTATTCCTAAACTGAAAACGTCTAGCCTTAACCCAGCCTCGAATCCCCTCAGTAAGTCCACCTTTACGCCCTGTGCCACTACCAAACTTGAACGGACTATTTGGCGCACGTTGACCGCTTACTTTACCTTTTACTCCTAAGTCTAAATACTGACCGTACTCCTCCATTTCGATATAATTTTCAATAGAGTTTGGATTTACTTTTGTCTTTGACTTTAGTGAATCGTATAACTTTTTAGAAACATTTTTATCCTTTTTAGTAAGGTTAGTTCGCGCCTGTTGGATAACATATTTATTAAACGCTTCGAGTGTGCTTAATGTTTCTTGCTTCTTTAACATACCGATACATTGTTAGTAATAGATATCTGTAATTCAGTTGTCCAACCGTCAAGCGTATCTTTGAACTCATAAATAACAGGAATCAAAGAGGGCTCATTTAACAACTCAATATCTAAATCATTACGTTGTAGCTTTAAATCTGTAATCAATCTACTAAGTACTGCAAAACAAGTATTTAAGTTATCTAGTTCGTTATCATTCTTTAGGAATTTATCTGTATTCATTTTCTTTGATACATTTCGAATATCCAAGACCTGAACAGTAAAAGTAAAAACAGATACGCCTTGACCAAGTGCGCCATTTGTAACCATTAAATGCGCTAAAGGGAATAAGTCTTTTTTATTCTCAGGCGCTTCACCGTGTACTACCGTATTAACATCAATATCATTTGATAGTTGGTCTTTTAAATATCCTATTACTTGGTAAAAACTATTCATACTTTTTTATTTGCTTGTTTGATTCATTTGCTAAATCGACCTTGAACTCTAAAAACATTAAGAACTCCTGAAGCCGTAGCTTAGTTGTTCTTTCAAAGTCAAAGATATGTCCTCCAGCGACTGTATAAATTGATTGATACCAACCCCACTTGTCGCCAAAGCCTGAGTTAAAAGTATCTTGTTTTGTGGTTGTGCTAAATAATCCTTCGTAGCTTTCAATAATTCGTTGCTTAAATTCCAAAAAAAAAGCATAGAACCTAAAACAATATCCAAATTAAGCGTATTAAATTCCGTATGTGAGCCTTTGTATTCCTCAATATTATATAAGTCTTTGCGCTTGTTTAAAATAGGTCTATAAAGTACGCTCATTGCTTTGTTATAAGTCATTTCATCTTTTAAAAATGATTCTAAATCTATGTACTCGCCAGCGGTCATTTCGTCTAGGTTCGGAATAAATCCGTACTCTTTACCATCGTGTATAAATCTTTGTATAAATCTAGGTTGTTGGCTTAATACTTTTGTTATATCGTTTACAATCGCTTCAAAGTCTGTAACTTCAATATTCTTTGCCTGCTCTACTGATATATCGCAAAAGATAGTAACCGTTGCTAATTTAACAAAGTTATCCTCTTGACTTTCTTTTAAGACTTTATTAAACAATACAAATTGCTCTAGTCTTATGTCGCTTAATGATGTTGGTATTTTAATCTTCATATTTATATAACGCTTTTATCCTAAAATGGTATTCCCTTTTGATAATTTATGTAACTGAAAGTAAACGGCATAACGAATTGCATCTATGCTATGATTAAACGCATCTATTGGAGTATCTGACTTTCTATCGCTCCAAGTGTAGTTATTTAATTCCTTTACTATGTTGGTACTATCAGGGTCAATAATCAACTCATAATCTTGCATCAAAGCCAATCCCGCACTAACGCTTCCTGATCCTTTAATCGTTTCTTTTATATTATTCCCTCTTACTCTAAGTTCGTGAATTAAACGAGGCTCGGCGCTATCTGCAATAATTAATTTATTATCGCAATACCTTTGATTAAGTTCAAATATCTCGGTTGTAGTTAGTTTAGCCTTATAAACCAATTCTTTGATATAGATACGCTTGTTTGATTTATCTATTGAAGTTTGTACAAGTGTAGTCGGGTCAATACTGAATCCAAAATCCTGACCGTAAATACTTGGATTAACTTCTATAAATTTGCCTAACTTCCAATTTGTAAAGACTACGCCCTCCGCTTTGTCTAGCCAACCGCCTAAGATTGTATGCTTATATTTTATTGGATTATTTTCTTTTAAATATTCTATTTGATTTAAAAATGATTCCGATAAAAATTCCTTGTTATCTAAATAGGTTGTATGAATGTAAGTCGTATCGCCTTTTGTAAGATTGGATGCAGGTTCTACTCCTTTACTCTCGAAAAACTTTTTATAAATAAAGTGTGTTTTAGTAGTTGGATTTAAAACGAGTATAACTCTATTCTGTTTTGTTTTGTGTCTTATAGAAAAGTCTATTTTATCAAATACGTTTTCGTCTGTTAGTTCTTCAGCCTCGTCAAGTACAAAACAAGTAACACCGCTTAACGATTTTAAATTTGCGGTCTGTTGTCCTGAACTTGTTTTTATTCCTTTAAAAATAATTTTAGAACCAGTAGTTACATTTATTATTTCATCTTTTGTAATATGAAAGTCCTTGAATTTATCAAGCAATTCTATTTTTTCGGTAAACTCTGGAATAATTGAAACGTGTGCGGAAGTAAGAGTGTATCTTGTAAATAAAATAACGTGTCCTGTTTCATAAGTTAAAAACAACAAAAAAGTATTTATACTAAATGATTTAGATGAGCCTCGACCTCCAGTGGTTATAAAGTACCTACTTGAAGTATTAAATAATGGCAAATATTTTTTATTAACTGTTATCAATTTCTTTTAATTTTTTTTGATACATTAAATAAGCATCGTATTCATTAATAAAGCAACCTAAATGAATATGCTTTTTATTTATTTGTATTTGAGCTATCCATCTTTTATTATGCTTACTATAAGTTACTCCTACATATTTTGAAGATGTTTTACCTAATTTTTTATTAATTGTTTTACTTGAGTTTTCTCTGTTGGTTATTATTTGTAAATTATCAGCTCTATTATTACTCTTGTCATTATCTATATGGTCTATGACAAGCTCCATAGTACCATTACCTTTATGGTTTAAAAAGTATTCTGATACTAATTTATGAATCCTTATAGTCTTTCTTTTGTTATTTAAATACAAATCAATATTATAATATCCTTTTTCGTTAGGATGTGATTTTAATATTTTTTCGGTATTTTTTTTAAAACTTTTTACCCTACCATAATTTGAGATTTCGTAATCTTCAAATCCTTTAATTCTTTTCCAAACTTCCATAAATTAAAAACCAACTAATCAAAGAGTCGCACGTCTTATCATAGTTGGATTTTCATATAATTATTATTTGTAGGTGCGACTCTACTAATACAAATATACAATTATTCCTTGAATTTTACAAGGTCTTTTATATTAAAGTCGTTTATGTTATGAGTTTGCTCAATAGTTTCTTTAGGCTTACCACAAGCATATTCAATTAATAATTTAGCTGCTGCAATTCTATCTCGTGAGTTTTCATTTTCATTTCTCATTATATTTGCAATAGTTTCAAATGAGTCTTTAACGTGTGGACTTGCTAAATCAAAACCTTTAATTTCATCTTTGATAGATGGTCTTCCGGCTCTACCAGCAGTAGAGTGTCCTCCGTTATTTTTTCTGTTATCCATAATTAATATAAATTAATTAGTTAATTTAATAACAACTTCCTTTTTTTGGTTGGTTACTCGCTCCAGTCCAAGTACCTTGATATATTTTACCTGTACAATCGTTCTTTGTAGTGTACGTTCCGAATACGCTTCTATCTGGCATATTGAAACTAGCAACCTCAACTACTCTATTGCAATTACAATCTTGCTCAGGTGCTTCGGCATTATCATCTTTACTGCACCCTACTAATAATATTCCCGCGATTAATCCTAATATCTCTGCTCTCATAATGTTTTAATTTGTTGTTCTATTTCTAATAAAAAAGGCATTTTTGTAAGTAATTCTATTGGGTCTTCTTTTAATTTATCTTTAACTACTTGTATTAATTCTAAAGCTTTATTCTTATCTCCATTAACCTCATTTAATAACTCCTTTGCTTTTTCTAAAGTAGTTTTCATAATGTTCTATTTAATTCGTTAATTACTTTTGTTTTAATGTTAATTGTGAATGATTCTTTGTCTAGTGAACTATTGAATATGTCGTTGTATAGTTCAATAAGTTGTTCATCTGTTGGATTACTGTTAATTAAATCTTTTTGTTCGTCTGTTGGTTGGTTTACGTTCTTAAAAGGAAACAATCTATTCAAAGTGTTTCTTCGTTTCTCGCAACCCTTACAAGGCTCAATTCCTACAGCCTTAGTTACATTAGCGATTACATCTCCAATCCCTTTACTTTTTGCCATAGTATTGCTTTAAATTCGTTTCTTATTCTTATTACTGTTGCCCTACTTATTCCGCTATCTCTTGCGAAGCTATTAACTCCGTCTTTTGTAGAGAAATTAACTATAAGTTGTTTATAGGTTTTCAGTTCATTTAGTGCTTCATCGTATGCAATAGTCAAATCTATATCCTCGTTTTGTTCTTCAAACTCTTCTTGAATAAAGATTGTTTTTTCCCTTACTTTATTCTTTCGGTACTGGTCAAGGTATATGTTTTTAATTACGCAATAAATGTAAGAGCTATTAACTTCTTTGTCGATAGTGTGCATTTTAATATACATATCCTGCACAAGGTCGTTAGCGTCGTCAAGGTTTCCACACACTTTTAAAGCGTAGTTAATCCATTGCTTATGATTTACAGCTAACTTTTCTATCATTTACCAAATGTACTACAATTTTTGTAATATATTATAATCTTCGTCGGTAAAATTGCAAATTTGTTTATCCCATAGTGGGTGGCCGTTATCTTTTCGCAAGGTATTAATAATCTTTTCAACACTCCATTTCTTTTTAGCTTTGGGTTCGGCTTTAGGTGTATTGCTAAAATCTTTTAAGGTTTCAAATAGCTTTGCATCTTTTGTTTCAAAGGCTTTTTTTACTTTTATAAAGATTTCGCCATTTTTCACCTGTTCTAACATCTTGCTATTTTTTGTAACTTGTGAGTAAGACATATTTACATCTATAGCTACTTCCATCATATCACGCCCT